GGAAAGCGCCGAAAACTATGGCATGTCTCAATTGCTTTCGCTAAAGCAAGAGTCTGTTCAATTCTGCTTTACAATCATTGAATCGCTCATGACCCTTTATCATCAAATGAAAAGGGCATTGGAATTCCGTGATGTGTTCCATGCCATTGGCGCTTTCGTGCGTTCAGTTACAGGCAGACCAGTGGTCTATGGGATTAGACATGTTCTGATTCCGACCATTAAGGAATGGTTACACACCGGCTGGGATTTTATCTCAGAGCTTCAATCGGATGATGATGATGAGCGCCCTGCACCAAATGCGAACCCTTTTTCAAAGTTCCGCTACTGGTTGGGCAAGATGCAGAATACCGCTAGCCACCCGTGCGTGGAAAAGATAAAGAAGATCTTTTACTACGTCATGTCTTTCTCACTACTCGAAAAGTTCGGCATTAACTTTGATACCTTCTGGTTTTCGAAGGCGCATGCAGAATATGTGAAGAGCAAGCACAATGACAACATTGGATTTCTCGAATCTCTCGCCGATGGTGGTTCTTTCATATTGGAGCGACTATACGACTGTTACACAACAGGGTCGTGGAGCCCGATTATCCATTCTGGCCATAACTATGGTAAATGGGTGGATGAAGTTTATCTTCTGAAAGAGCACGCACAGATGTTGCATAATCCGCAAGCCAGTGGAATCTCATATCACGAGTTCCTAGGGCGCCTGGAAACCTCTATTGAACAAGGGGAGGCCATCTGCCGGTATGGGGAAACCCTAGATGCCGGAACCCGCACTCTACTGAAACGCTTATTGTCAGAACTGCGCCTAATGAAGGCGGATGAGTGCTCCAAGAAAGCAGCTCGACAAGCGCGCCAGACACCTTTTAGTATCTTGTACTTTGGAGGTTCTGGTATCGGAAAGTCCACTTTGCAAACCCTGTGCTTCCAGCACTATGCTAAAGTCCATGGACTACCAACAGGAGACGAGTACCACTACACACGATCTTTCTCAGATCAGTTTTGGTCAGGTTTCCAAACCTCGGCGTGGTCCATCGTTCTTGATGATGTGGCCTCAAAGAATCCGGATATGAAACAACCGGACCCGAGTATGGAGGAGATTCTACAAATTGTGAATCAGGTACCTTATTCGCCTCCTCAGGCGGATTTGGCTGACAAGGGTCGCACACCATTGCGTCCCAGGCTTATTCAAGCGTCCACAAATACCAAGGATCTTAACGCCAGCGCTTACTATTGCAGTAAACTGGCGATTTTGCGACGTTTTCCCATTGTAGTGACGCCCGCTGTTAAGGCTGAATACTGCAGAAGGGATGAGCGTGGGGTTTATCCTCCTGAACCCACAAAGCGGATGTTAGATTCATCACGCACCCCACCCCTTCTTGAGGGAGAGTACCCTGATTATTGGGAATTCACGGTGGAGCGCGTGATTGATGGATACACAAACACCGGTCAACAAACGGCTGAGTATCAACTGGTCGACAAGTTCACCAGTGTGTATGATTTCCTAGCTTTTCTTAGCAAGGAATCCATCCGCCATGAGCAGAACCAACAGATTGTCGCAGCCTCAGCTGCTTCCTACTCTAAGGTTACGGTATGCACGGAATGCTACCGTCCCGAGTCCAAATGCGCATGTGTTCTTTTGGGAGATGTGCCAGTACAGATTCAGGGTAAAGAGAGTGGTTGGAAGACTGCCGCTATCGGCGGCATACTCTGCGCAACAATTGTTGCCGCCCCATTTGCGTATCGCGCATGGAAGCGGCAATCCCGAGTGATCAAGCGTCGCTTGGGACAACGCATAGTTGATTTTGGTGTCGACTGTGTTAGTGAGCATGTTACTCAGGCCACACCTATTCGCTTTATTAGCAACTCTCTGGAGGCTATACGTGAGCGACTGGCACAATCTGGTTTGAATGCCACGGAGCGTCTCAAACGTGAGGCGTTCGAAGTGCGCAAAATTCTTACAGATGTGGGTGACAAAGTGCGGGAAATGACCTTTTCGTCGAAGGCTCTTTTGGGAGTTCTGACGGCCATTCCTATTGTGATGGGGATGTATAAGGCTTACCAGGCCTTTGCCAGTTTTGATGAACAAGGTTGCCGGGAAACGGGTGCCCGACCCACTGCTCAAGATGAAAAACCCAATCCGTGGTACAGTGACAACTACGTGCCCACCACTCTCGACGTGGGTACGTTGTCAGCATCATGGAAAACCATGGCATTTGATAAAGTATGTTCGGAAGTTTCCAAAAATTGCTATCATGTCGTGGCCCGCTACATGCGTGAAGGAGTTGCCAAAATGCGTACATTGCGTGTGTTATGCGTAGGGGGTAATTTGTGTGTTACCAACAACCACAATATCCCCGATCTCGATTGCCGACTCACAATCACCACCTCTGAACAGAAGGGAGGTGTTACCTCGAACTTCGAAATGTTTCTTGGTAAGGATGATGTTGTGCGATTCCCGGAAGAGGATCTAGCCTACTTCCGTGTGGCGTGTATGCCCCCGCGTCGCAGTCTCCTGGAAATGTTCCCAGGCAAGACATTCAAGACTCAATGCAACGGAGCGTTGATTAGTCGGGCAGACACAGGTACCCCCACCGTTGACTTGGTGCGGGGAATCCACGAAAAAGTGCAAACCACCTCCATGGGAGATTTTGAATCATGGGCTATGAGCCTAAAGAGGAATACAGAAATGGGAGAGTGTGGTACAGCACTACTTGGAGATACGCCTGTGGGACCAGTGATTCTAGGCTTACATCAAACTGGTGGTAGTCTATGTCGAGCAACATCTGTGAAGATTTGCAAAGAATCAGTTCAACGAGCTCTGGATAAGTTCGATGAAACAATGGTCCAAGCCGGTTCACCATTACTTGATGATGAACAGGGAAATGCAGTTGAACTGCAACCCCTACATGCTAAAAGTGTGTTCCGGTTTATCGAGGAAGGAGCAGGCCATGTTTATGGATCACTTCCTGGTTTCCGTGCGAAGCACACCTCAAAAGTGCGACCTACCATGTTGGCAGAAGAATTTGCAGCCCGTGGGTATGAGTGCAAAGTAGGTGCCCCTGTAATGAGGGGGTGGGTTCCGTGGCGTCACGCTGCTACGGAAATCGTGCAACAGCAATTCAATGTTCGCCAATCACTGGTGAATGAATGCGTGGATGCGTTTGCCAAAGATATTTTGGATCGCTTGCCCCAACACCAATTGGACGAGTTGATTATTCTAGACAACGCAACGACCCTTAATGGGTACCCTGGAACAAAGTTCATTGACAAGATGAAGCGGAATACTTCGATGGGATATCCTTATCGCAAGAAGAAATCCATTTATCTCTCTGAGCCAGAACCTTTTGAGGTCTGGCCAGATTATGTCGAGTTTCCGGATGAGTTCTACGATCGTGTGGACCAAATTCTGGATTGCTACAAAAATGGACGCCGTGCCATGCCAATCTTTATTGGACACTTGAAGGACGAAGCTCTGAAGTTGTCTAAGGTTGAAGCAGGCAAAACGCGAATGTTTTCAGGGGGGCCCGCTCCCTGGTGCTTTGTAGTGCGCAAGTATCTACTTTCACTAGTTAGGGTCATCCAAAACAACAAGTTCATCTTCGAGGCCGCCCCTGGCACGAATGCCACATCAGCGGAATGGGACGAAATCTACCACTATATATCAGCATTTGGGACTGACCGAATCGTTGCAGGTGATTACCGTTTCTTCGACAAAAAGATGAACGCCGTGTGGATTTTGGCCGCCTACAGAGTATTGGAGCTTATTCTGAAAGCAGCGAAATGGTCCAAAGAAGACAGACTTGTCGTGACCTGTATTGGTTATGACACGGCCTTCCCCGTCACAGATTTCAATGGAGATCTTGTTGAGTTTTGGGGATCAAACCCTTCAGGCCATCCTCTGACTGTCATCATCAACTGCATTGTGAACTCGCTCTATGTGCGATATAGCTGGCGACTCGCTGGCAATCCACTGGAGAGCTTCAAAATTCACGTGCATCTGTTGACGTACGGCGATGATAATTGTATGGGAATTGACGTGAGCATCACGAACTTTCATCATGGAGTTCTGGTGGAAAAGTTAGCCACAATTGGAGTTGCCTACACGATGGCAGACAAGGAAGCAGAATCTGTCCCATTCATCACCATGGCTGAGGTATCATTCCTCAAGCGAACATGGCGATTTGATGAGACCATTGGCCACCATGTGGCACCCCTTGAGCATGACTCCATCTCGAAGATGCTCCTTCGCTACATTCCTTCACTTGATAAGTGCGAGGAACAGGATGCCGTTGACCGCATGGCGACTGCCTTGTGGGAGTACTGGTTCTATGGCAAGGAAGTGTTCAATGAGAAGCGAGCTATGTTCTTGGAGATTCTGGAGAAATACGACCTAGAGCCGTATTATCATCGAGCGTTTCCAACGTATGATGGTATATTGGCTGGGTACTTGGAGGATTCCAAGAGTGTCTATCCGGATGGCATCTGTCCACGATGTTAAGTGGAACCCTGGGCGTAAGCTATAACGTCCGTTAAACCAAAATGTAGCCGTAATCCGGTAGTTACCAACACTGAATCTATGAGTCTGTAAGATTAGTGTGAGGGACCGGAGCGAAATCCGCAGGGGCGATCCCCGAAGTTCCTATTTAGGAAAGGGTTGGCTGATTCCCAATGACTCAAACCTCTTGTGTCTAATGAGCATAATGGCACAAAAAGAGTATCAATGCTTTGCAACAAACTTTTCCCTTTTTGTGGCGACGATGCTGTGGCGGTGGTTGAGAATACTACCACAGTTAGCCCACCATATTCTCTAGCATGTACTGACCGTGACGAGTTCATCCTTTGGGATTACAAGAACTGTCGCGAAGAACCGATTGATGCTGAGTTCGTATGTGGAACTCACCGTAGAATGAAGAAGGCTAAAAAACCAAGAGATAAGTCCTACGTGGATCGACATCTCGCTAAGGAGAGGAAGAAAGCAATGCACTTTGTGGTTCAGTCCGAAGAGGTGACTGACACCGAGAACACCACCGCTGATGTGGTACGCACTGAAAACATGACTTTCAAAGACGATGCGCTCTCGCAGCGTTTAGTCATGGGAGACATGAGTGCGGGTGACTACGATGCTGATGCTGACGCTACTGCTGGGCTTGGCGATTTCTTTAGTCGCCCTGTTCGCATAGCTAACATCAATTGGCCGGAGTCTAGCACTCTGGTTACAAGCATGAATCCGTGGTCATTGTTCTTCAACAATCCTCTCATCAAACAAAAGTTACAGAATTATGGTAAGATCTCTTGCAGATTGCACCTGAAGTTTGTGATCAACGCCTCCCCATTTTATTATGGTAGTGCGCGAGCCTGTTGGTTTCCACTTGGAGGAAAGCGATCTGACTATGTAAATTCTGTTGACCAAATCCCATTCTCACAAGTCCCTGGAGTCTATTTGGAGCCGCAAACCATGTCTACCGCAGAAATGGTATTACCTTTCTTGTGGCCACGAAATTGGCTGGAAGCGACCTCAATAGCGAACTTTGATGCTATGGGAGTACTACAGATTATCCAATATGCTGCACTTCGGTCAGCTAACGGTGTTTCTGGTACTGGCATCACAATAGGAGTTTATGCTTGGGCAGAGGATGTGCGATTGATGGGCCCCACTACGATTGGGGCTCTACAGTCTGATGAGTATGATGATCCAGATGGAACCGTGTCTGGTCCATTAACGGCTGCTGCAAATGTTGCTAGTATGCTTACTGAGGTTCCGGTGATTGGTGAATATGCTATGGCAGCTGAAGCTGGCGCTCGCACTGCGGCGTCTATAGCTAAGTTGTTTGGCTACTCCAATCCACCGGTGATTGATGACGTACATGGCTATGTACCAAAAGCATTTCATGCTTTGGCCAATGTGGAAACCCGCATGCCCATCGACAAGCT